ATAGATGCATCAAGGTTCGGTTCCTGGGGTTGCGGTTGTGGCCGCTGGGGCATTCCGTTTCGCATTTGACTTATTAGACTTGCCATTTATCCATTCCTCCACGGCCGCGAGTCGTGCGGCTAAATCTTGTGTATCAACTGGCGCCGGTTCTTGATGTAATTTAACATCAAAAGGTGTTACCTGTTTATTACCATTCATATCGGTCTTTATCCACCAAATTATATCTCTATCTGCATCTGGTAAATAGATTTCACTATTCGCGCCCATAGGGAATTGCCAAGCGGCATTTTCACCGTGAATAGGGTCGGCGCGATAAGTAGGTAGATTAAAAGTTCTTGGCTAATAGCCATAAGGATTAAACTGCATCTGTGTCTGTGTCTGTGGTTGATTCCAACTATTCATTTATTGGCACCTCCCCATATTTTCTGCCACACTTTGGGCAGTAATCACATTCTCGATAATTGTTTGCCGCATCAAAGAAAAATAATACTGGTTTTTCTTTCTTTTTTCGTGCGTCCCAACAATAAGAACATCCATATTCTTCCATAAAATACCTCACTTTAATGCTTTTTCTATAAGAGCAAGTGTTGCTTTTAAGCTATCATATATTTCCTATAGGATATTTATATTATCAGTAAGAAACTCTGACATTACATAACCTATATTTCCATTGTAAGAGACTTGATACCAATTCGAATCTACTATTGTTGCATCTAATTTAGTTTGATAAGGGATTCGGGCTAGTATGCGCGCGGAATGATTAGGCTCCGCACGCATATTAACCGTTCCCTTATTTGGCGTATTTACATATACTATCATTATACTGTTGGAACAGTTACTGTTACTGCAGGAGTCTCAGCTGTAGTTTTTTCAATACTAAGCTGCTGTACCTGAGATTCAATAGCAGCACGAATTACATCTTCATCAAAGGATAATTTCTTAGATGCTAGTAGTTTCTTGGCTAGGTCTAGTGCATAAGCTAACTTATCCTTACCCATTTTCGCGCCAAAAATCTTCTCAGCCGCATATACAACTGTCTGCGCGATGCCGCTAAGAAGTGTTAACTATTCGACAGAAACGTGGGTCTTGACATATGGGATAACAAATGTACTAATTAGTCCACCTAATAGAATAATGATACCAAGTAAGATTTGAGTAATATCCATAAACAATATTACCTCCCTTTTTCTTTTATTATATCATATTTTATAATAAATTGTCAAGTATTTACTTGACGCCATCCTCCTGGATATGCGGATGGCGACCAAATGTTATTGTTAATAGTGCTCTCATATACGTTACCTTCAAACATAACCTTATCACCAATCATATAGGGATTTGTACTATCTGGCTGCTCCCACTCAGGAATAACATTTGGGTCGGGAATAAGCACTTTTGCCCAAAGGCTTGGCGCGGCGGTCGGTGTCCACGCGGCTTGAGCAGTATGAGATTGAAGGCACTTATATAAAGTGCCTTCATATCTCACTCTTTCATCTTTTGTATATTGTGCTTCGGAATCCCAAGTTGGAAATAGATTTGTGGCTTCTAATGCATCTTCATCAGATAAGGAAAGGGCTGCCTTTTCTATATAAGGGCGTAATTTTTGCGCTAATTCTACTAATGTCATAGTCACTCAACCCCCAATAAGATTTTTGCCGCCGCTAATTCAGACTCTAAAGAAGCAATTTTAGCATCCTGACGAAGCATATATTCATCTTTGGAATATTCGATATAAGTGTATTCATAGCCATCAATAGTATGTCCATCAATGGTTTCCTAATAGGGAACAATATCTTCTGCTAGATAAATCGCATTAGCAGTTATTTCAATATCTTTAGGACGTTCTTTACTATGTACCTTTTCATATATTTTCATAGCAATCAGCCTCCTTGGAGAGCTTCCCACTTAGCTATGTTATTCCAATAAGTGGTATTTTTTGTTGGAATATACATTAAACGAACTCCATAATTATGTCTAGCACTTTCTGCCGCATTGCGATCCGCAGCATAATAAAAAGCGCCATCACTTTCTTTATATTCATAAGTGCCGCCAACAGCAACAATTTTATTTTCTGCTACACTGGCAACAGTCCATAGATTATCACCTACTGGTAATAGGCTATTTGCGGTTGAAGCGCATTCAATTGGTAAGAATACCCAATCATATTCTTGTTTTCCGTATCCCATAGCGCTTACCCATCCATAAATGGAAGGTAAATTAAAACCAATATATTCGTAATTATCTCCAATTTCGCTTGGAGTATAATTAAAGTCAGAACAAATATATGGCGCGCCGCCATTGGAGTTTCCATCACCTAGAATATTGATGCCGCCAACCATCTGCCATACATTGCCCCAAGGATTTTCCATACCGCGATAGCTAATGGCGCGAGTGCCGGCAGTAGTATTAACAATTTCTGTTCCATTGTTATTACTAATAGTGCTTTCGGCTGCTCCAGTGGTATTACCTAATGCCGCAGTAGAACCCGTAATAGCAGAACAGTTGATATTAGAAGAGAATTGTAAATTAGAAACACCGGCTTCTAATGCCGTTTGTCCATTTAGCATACCAAACTCGATCATTTCTAGCATTTGATTTGCACTAATGGCTTTCATATTCATAATATGCCATCCATTACCACGTGCGTTAGCATAATCTTCTGCGGCGTCAATGGTAATACTGGTAGTTGGTTGTACACCCGCAACAGAACATAATTTATCTTCAACTACTGCGCCTTCATAGGCTGGTAATAGGATATAATCTAATTCTTCACCTTCGGTAGTTATAAAAGCTGGATGAAGTTTAAATCCAGATTGTTCTGTATCAGAAATAAGAACAGACTCACGACGAATTACCTGCCCTTTGGTAGCATTTTCTACCTTAAGTGGTATACGCTGATAATAGAACTTAGGCTGATAAATCATTACCTACCCATTAGAACCATCGTTAGCATAATTAGCCTCACCATAGAAAGCGGTAATAGTGCCGTTATCTGATACATTACAACGCTTGCGGCCGCCATACATTGTATATAGGTCAAAGTCTTCTCCCATTTCATAATCACTGGCATCTTGCGTGCGAATAAATGATTTTTCCTGATAGTTAATATCAAGTCCAACTGCATCTTTTGCTTGATAAATACCAGAACGAATAAGAGATTCAATTAAAGTATCTTCAGTAGTATCACTTGCTTTAATGTTGCCATCATCGCCTACAATTACTAGATGACCTGCATTTTCGCTGCCAAGATTAGAAATATCACCGCCAGAGCTTCCACCAGAATGGGGAATCGCGGCAATCTTCTAATCAACATAAGTTTTAGTTGCTACAGAAGTTAATGCTGTATTCATTTCATTTGTGGTTACATAGGTGTTTAATGTAGATGTATCTGCTTTTGCGGCAAGTGCATCTGTAACTGCCTTCTATGTCATATAACCATCTGTATTTTGTCCTGTTGTTGTATAAACCTCAGGCATATTGATTTGCGCTTCTTGCGCGGTAGCTAAGGTTTCTTGCGCGGTGGCAAGTAAGTCATTAGCTTCACTTTTAGCCGCAGCAATCTCATCTGCGGCGGACTCTACTGTTTGAATAGCTGTCGCCGCATCCTGTTCGGCTTTTTCTGCTTTTGCGGCTGCGGCATTAGCTTTCGCTAAGTATGTCTCAGTCTTACCTTGTGGAGTCATTGCACGAGCAAGCATAATATCAATTATATCCATTATTCGCCACCTCCTTCTGTTTCTTCAGTTGGAGTAGCACTTTTCCATTGCTTATTACTATTAGCTATAAATATTTCCATAGTATCTATTACAAGAGCTATAGAACCAAGTGTAATGTCTGCGGGATCAATTTTAGTTAAGTCCGCGGCTGTATCGCACATAAACTCATTAGCTACTTGATTATCTAAAGATCCACGTTTTGTCATTGCATAAGCCATGTTTATCCCTCCTTTAGCCATTTTCTTCATCTGTTTCTTCTTCGGATTCTTCCTGCTTTAATGTGGCTATTCGCGCGATTATATTTTTAAATCCGCCTTTATCAAGCCATCTTAGTATGAACCTGTCGCTATATATTAGTTTCTCACCAAGCGAGTTAACCAGGTACGTACCTTCATTAACAATCATAATCCAGTCTAAATTATATAGTGTAGATGCTAGCGCTTCTGCTGCTTCTGGCCGTATAGTTGAGCATATGAGTGCAGTAAAACGATAAATTACCCATACCCAACATATGAAGCGGCTTAACCATTTACTATACTGAAGAGCGGCTGCCGCAACTTTATGAGCCATTTAAATCACCTCCACTTTAATTAAAAAGGGGCGCTCATTAAGAGCGCCCCACTTCTATAAACTTTAATACATCAGTTTTATATTCATCTGGAATTGAGATGCCATAG